TGAAGTCGTTGCGGGCCTTGGCAGCCTCAAGGACGCCTGAAGCCTGCTGCGCCCCCACGGCAAGCCACGGGTTCTCGGAAGGCTTGATCTGACCGCTTCCCACAAGGTTCGCGTATGTCTTCCTGTTCTGGTTGACGAGGTCCTGACCAGCTAGGAAGTCCTGCTCGTTCTGCTGCGTCTTGATCGTCGTGGCGAACTTCGCGGCAGTCTCCGACAGGTTGCTGAAGGCGTCAGCAAACTCGTATGCGTTCCTGATCGCCCCTTCGTCAATAGGCTCGACGGTCTTCCGTGGGTCGATTGGAGCCACAAAGGTGCTGACCGGGCTGGCCGCTACTCCGAGAGATGGTCGTTGCTTTGCCATTGTGTTGTTCCATTATCAGAAGGTCGGCATACCTCGGAGCCAGCTTCCACCACTAGTGCCTCAAGCAAGACCGCCCACACTCGATCCCGTCTGCCCTACTCCAAGAGATCCGGGATTCGGGCTTCCGAAGGACGAGTTCATCATCATCCCTACCTGAAGCCCGCTGGATATTCCGTTCATGATGATCGATCCCATGCTGACATTCGCAGGAGGCGGCAGAGGAGATGGATAACCGGAATTGATGATGCTCTGCCCACGGCTGTAGATCGCCTGAGCCTCGCGGTTGACCTGTGCGGTCAGGTTGCTGATGTTCCTGATCGCGGCAGACTCAAAGTCGAGCACATCGCGCTCAAACTGGTTGTGAATCATGTCTACGGTTCGTCCTTCGATCCCGGTCTCGGCGGTGATTGCCGCATAGCTGGCCGAAGCCTGACGGGAGTCTCGGGTGATGTTCTGAAGTTCCTGCTTCTGCGCGTCGATCTGCTGGATCCTCTGGGAGAACAGCGCATCCGTCTGCAAGCCCACATCGCGCCGAACGCCTTCCACGGTCTGGATGTAGGCTTCGTTCTGGGCTCGCGCAAGATCTCCCCTATAGCGGTTCTGCGCCCTTGCTGCGGAACTGGCGGCCTGACCTTGGGCCACAGTCTGTCCCACGCCGACGAGAACGCCGACTGTTGCGCTTACTGGGTCACACATTGTTTTGGATCCTGATGAACTGGTAGAAGAGACGCTTCTCGAAACCGTAGTCCGGGTGTTCGGAGATGAAGGTGAACCCAAGCCAGTTGAGCCACCTGATGTGCACGGTGTTCCGTGCGTCGATGAAGTTGTAGAGGATCGGGTAGGTCTTCTGAAAGCTGGCTACCCACTCCTTGGAGATCCTTAGAAATTCAAATTTATGGCTGTGGATATGGTTACTCCCCAACATCCATATCCGTCCAATTGAAGGGTTCTTCTCCTGCACGATGCCGAACATACACAGGATCTTTCCTTCAGCGGTCATCGTGTAGCATTCGTCTGAAACCTCTATTCCGGTAAGCAAGGCTTCCGTAGGAAACTTGCCTCCGGCAGCCATGACTTCTGAAGCATCCTCTGGACGCAGCTCAGGGGCGAGGATGAAGGCGTCCTCTTTGACCGATTGCCTGATTTGAATCATGAGTATCTCTGGGCACGGTCAACATAGTCTCCCTCGATTTCCGCGCTCAGGATCTTGCAGGGAAACGCCGTGTCGTTCAGGATTGTAACAACGACCCCTGTGTTCCTCCCGTAGATGGGAGCCCTGAATACGCCTCGGTTGAGGTACACCTTGTTGATGAGCGATGATCCCGGAATGAGTCCGCTGTAGTCGTACTCGTAGACCGACTCGTTCTCGTTCTGTACTTGGATCTTGAAGTAGGCGGTATCCTCGTAGAGGACAGAGATGTTCCTGAGCTGGTAACGACCGCTCTGAAGAGCCGATTCGCTTTGAGTGAATCCACGGATACCGGATCGTCCCTGAAGCCAGAACTGGGAGAACTGGTACTTCATCTCGTACTTGATTCCGATGAATACCTTGATGCCGCTGTAGTCTCCACGGACGGAGATCGTTCCTGCGGTATCGGAACCAGAGTTGTACGAGGTTCCCGAAATGACTGAAAGAGAAGCACCTTCAATCGTGTACACCGCGCTCTTGCCAGCGATGTATGAGTACGGCTTTGAGAGGTTCCAAGTAGTCAGTCCGGTTGTCGAGTTGTATGTCCCATCCCCGATCTCCATGGTGGCTCTTTGATCGAGATGAGTGACCCAGTTGGAGTTCTTCAGGCTTGGGGTGATGTCCGTCAGTTCCGTTCCAAGCTTGATCTTCTCCAGCACTGGAATAGCCGATTCGGTTCTGAGAAGTAGAACATAAAGTTCCATATCCACGAACTCTGCCCAGATGACCCTTGCAAATCCAGCGGTATTGTTGTCGGGGAAGCTGTACTTGAACCACGCCGCTTGAATCGACTCTCCTGAAGCAGCCTTGGTGTACTTGTACAGGTACAAGCTTCCATCCGAGACAACGGCAGCCATGTCATCCTGAGCCGTTGCGGAGATGTGCACAGGTTTTCCAGCGATGTAGCTCGGGACAACCTCGGACACCGTGTTGACCACATAGGAACCGTCGATGTTCTGCTGAGGGACAAGTTCCCTGATTCCGGTGAACCCGTTTCCACGGTTGTAGCCGAAGTAGACCGACAATCCCGAAGAGACTGGCTGGATGTCGGAATAAGTCTCATAGTCACCGACAGGCAGCAGAGCCACCGACTTCGGGCTGAGGATCTCGCCTCCCCGCAGGACTAGCTGGCTGCTGTCGGTGAACAGGATGAGCTCGGTGTTGAACACCGTTCCAGACTTCAGCTTTCCAACCTTTGGACTGCTGGACGAGACATCGATGGGATCTGAGTCAGGAACATCGAGGACCGTGGTCCTCCAGAAGTTGAAGAACTCAGACACCTCGCTGAGGATGATGTTCTCGTCGCTTAGGAAGCCTAGGCGGTTCTTGAACAGAACGATGTTGTTGATCGGCACTCCGACAAAGCTCGGGGCGCTGTTCGTCAAATCGTCTCCGACAAGCCTGTCCCCCCACTTGTACCCCGAATAGTCGGAACCAGCTGGGGCGGTAGGAGACGAAGGAGTCGTTCCATCGGCCTTCTTGAACAGGAACGAGCCGTCCGACTGCCTGATCAGGATGTGAGGCATCGTCGTGTAGTCGTACTTGTACTTCAGGCTGGGAGCGATGGATTCGGCCCAGATTCCCCTAGCGAATGTCTGGTCGTTCTCAGCGACGAACTTCACATAGTAGTCATCGAGCTGGCTTTCAGGAGCCCCGAGAACCTTCACCACATAGTTGTCTGGAGCGGTGCTGGGAAGATCCTCGAAACGCTGGACCGTGTCGCGGATCAAGATCATTCCCTGACCACCAAGATCATCTTCAGCAGTGATCTTGAAGTCTGCCGAACGAGTGATGTGGATCACGCTGTCCTTGGCCGTTGCGGTGTACGCAGGAGACCCCTGACCGCTCAACGCCGTCGCAAGAGCATTGGCGACATGGTCCGTTCCAATGTTGTTGCTTGCGGTCTTATGACTTACGGTGATGGATCCAGTTCCATCCGCATTCGTCACGGTGATGGAGAAGTCCCGGTCAATATTGCTCTGCTTGACATAGACAATGGCGTTCCTCAGGTAGTTGATTGCCGTTGTCGTGTCGTTCGCAAGAGTCGGCTTCATCGTTGACTTGGAGTTCACCACGAAGGTGACATCGGCCACGGTGAGGAGCTTGAGCATCGACCTGTCGGTGTTCGCTAGGTAAGCCTGAGCGCCCGATCCATAGTGAACGGTCTGCTTCGTGCCGTCCAGCTTGTACACCTCGATGAGGTTGTTCGCCTCGGTGGCTGAAGGCCTGATGAAGACGAAGTACTTCTCGCTGGTGTCGCGCAGGATGATGTGCGGCTTCACCGAGCTTTCTGTGATGGTGGTGTAGATCGAGCTTGAGGCGTTCCTGATCTCGGTAACCTTGGTGGTAGGGTGCCTCTTCACCAGACCTTCGATGGGACTGGGGAATGCGTTCACCATGTCCTCGCACTGGTTCACGCTGCGAATTGCCGGAGCTTGCTGACTGACTCCTCCGATGAGGTTCGGAATCGACTGCGTGATCAGGGGCATCAGTAGGTCCTGTAGGAGGCGTTCCGGTTGACCGCGCTCAAGGTGCTGTATTCATCGAAGATGCTGTAGTCGGCGGTGTCGTTCTCGTAGGAACGCATACGGACCAGCGCCATCATCTCGTCCTGATTGTTGAACACATGGTGCTTCTCCGACCCAAGCATACGGTCGCAGAAGATCCGTGCAGCCCTGATCGTGATGTAGTTCCGGGCAGCCTCCGGCATCTCAGTGAAGTCGAGAAGGACTACCCGGCTGACAACGATGGGGCCCGAGAAGATGTAGCTGTTGGAGACCCGGTCGTACAGCTTGTCTCCCCGGAGAACAAGATCGATGTCGGTGTACTTGTACGGATCGGAATCGATCCTTACCGTGTTCTCCGTGACCACGATGTATCCCGTGCTGTCTGGAGCCAGCGTGATGTTCTCCTCGGTGTTGAAGTGCCATCCGTATCCCTGAACATCTCGGGAAACCTCGTCAAGGATCTGCTCCGCGATGTTGCTGTCTGCCCTCTTGGAGCTGAGTGTGTTGATCGGGGGTTCCCCGATTGCCGACAGCATCGTGTTCACTGCCTGTAGCTTGGTCGTGGTGGAGAGCATGATGGACCTCAAGAAACAGGAGGTGGGCTCCAGAGGAACCCACCTCCCTTAGGTTGTGGTGTCAGCCTTTCGGCTGGTCAGAATCACTGCGTGATGAACTCGATGCAGCACTCCTCGCGAAGGACATTGTGGCCCATCGCGTACTTCGCCAGCATGAGGGTGCCGAGACGCTCCATGATGTACTCGCTCTCGACCGAGAGGTCCATGAGCTTGACCGTGCCGACAGCATCCGTCTGGAAGACGATTCCCTTGGTGAATCGGTAGTCAAGGCCGGAGTAGCCAGCATTAGCAACTCCATTGACATCGTTCTTGACACCCGCAGCACCATGGAGGGCCGACTGAGTCGAGGACTCATTGGCGGTCGGGATGTGATTCGACTTCAGAATCTTGATGCCAGCGACCTCGGCAACCATGCCCCGGCTGAGGCTACCGTCACCGCCGTAGTCCTTGTTGATGGCAACGCCGATCTTCGCGGAATCTCCGCGAACAAGGAGGTAGTAGGTGGCCGGATCGAGGATCGCAACGCGGCCATCCATCGGGACATTCTTCTCGTCCATCTTCTGGGCTGCGGTAAAGAGGCCAGTGACAACCTCTTCAGCAGTCAGGGTTCCACTGGTGAGGTCGATCTGCTCGCCAAGGAACTGCTTGGAGGTGGCCGCAGCAGTGCCAAAGCGATCAGTAGTCGCGCGAGCACCAGCGATGACCGTGCGGATCAGGTTCTTGTCAGCCGCATAGGCAAGAGCACGACCGATCTCCTTCGAGTAGGTCGAGCGGACATCGTAGTGGTTCTTGAGCTCATCGATGTCGGCAACGAAGCAGGAGCTGAGGAGGATGTCATCGATGAAGATGACCTTCTCGTTGTGCTTCATGCTGGACAGGTACTTGGCCGAGCCCGCGTCGGTCGCAATCGCAGAACCGTAGCTTGCAGCGACACCGCTGAGGTATCCAGTGCTAGCACCAGTGGTGAGGACCGACTCGCCGGGGGTGTGGTAGGCCGCGCTGGCAACGCCAGTGACCGCGAAGGTCGCGGACTTGCCGCTGCTGATGGTGCGGACCTTGGTCAGCGGGAGCATGAGATTGTTTTCCTCGAAGACCGAGATGATCTCGCCGCTGAAGACCTTGAGGAAGAGGGCGTCTGCGTCATTAGCCAGATTGACCTGACCAAGACGAGACGGGGTAGTCTGAATGGGCATTGTGTTGGGTTCCTAGAAAGAGAGTTGCGTGTACAAGTCTTGACC